GCAATAATAGGTGTTGCATGTTCTATCGTCTCTGATATTACAAACGGCAAATACAATTTATTAAAGTGGGATAAACAAGAAAGAAAATACTATCCGATTGACATTAATTTATACGAGAAAGGAGAAATAGATGACAATTGATTTTGAAAAAGACCAACAAGATGCAATGAAAAAAACTGGTAATATTCAGTCGCTTGCTGACCAAGTAGAAAACTTGGAAGAGGTAGCAAGAACAATAGAAAACCACGAAGAACATTTAAAAAATTTAAAAAAGAAAAGAGACCACATATCAGGAGAGGTTATACCAACCATGATGTCTGAAATGGGTTTAGCAGAATTAAAACTTCATGATGGATCACATCTTAAAGTTTCAACGTCGTATCGTGCCACTATTACAGAGGCAAATAAAGAAGCGGCGTTTAACTGGCTTCGTAACAATGGACTAGGGGATATAATCAAAAATGAGATATCCGTATCCTTTGGTCGCAACGAAGATAACAAGGCGGCTGATTATGCCGAACTTGCAAAAGGTCAAGGGTTTCAACCGACACAAAAGATGAAGGTAGAACCCATGACCTTAAAAGCGTTAGTCCGTGAGCGTATTGAGGCAGGAAAAGAAATGCCAACGGAAATCTTCGGGGTATTCTCGGAGAATAAGACAACAATAAAAAGGAACAAATAAACATGAACCAAGTAACAGAAAAAAAGAATGGTGCATTAGCTACATTTGACATGGAAGCAGATGCACAACAAGGAGCCCAGAATATTTCGCAAGAAGATCTTGCGTTACCATTCTTAAAAATTTTGGGACAACTATCTCCAGAGGTAAACAAAAGAGATGGTAAGTATGTCGAGGGCGCAGAGCCAGGCAAAATCATAAACACTGTCACTAACGCATTGTACGATTCTATTAATGTTGTACCATGTCACTACAAGAGACAGTACATTGAATGGCAAGATAGAGGTACCAGCACTGGTGCTCCTGTTGCGATACACGATGCAGATAGTGATATCATTAGCCAAACAACTAGAGGTAAAGATTATAAGGACAGATTACCAAATGGTAATTATCTAGATAATACCGCTAGTCATTTTGTACTTGTAGTCGGTGATAACCCGGAGACAGCATTGATATCTATGAAGTCTACTCAATTAAAAGTTAGTAGAAAATGGAATTCAATGATGATGGGTTTAAAGATGCAGGGTAAAAATGGTTTGTTTACTCCGCCAACTTACAGCCACATTTATAAACTATCAACTGTTCAGATGTCTAATGACAAAGGAACATGGTTTGGTTGGGATGTATCGAAGGTTGGACCAGTCACAGATAAAGCTATCTATGACATGGCAAAATCTTTTGCAGATTCTGTAGGTAAGGGTGAGATAGAAGCAAAACCTGAAACTCAAGAACAAACTAAAAAATCTTTAAATTTATAAGATCCTAGGTAGTGGGCGTCGAAGCGAGAGTGGATACGCCCACTTTTTAATTTATGAATGATAAGATAAATAAAGCTCCGGTTACGTACGAGGATTGGATAGATCTGGGACGGGTGATCATACCCTGCGATACAAAGCAGGCGGTGGTTGAAAAATGGTCCGACCCTGATTTTAAGATTACGAAAGAAGAATGGAAAATAGAACACACAACAAAACAAATAGGACTTCGATTAGATCAATACATAGATTTCGATATTGACAATCCTGTTGTTAAAAGATTTACAAGCGATCACATAAAATCATGTGGTGCAATATTTGGTAGAAGAAATAATCCATCAAGTCATTATCTTTGGTCTGGTACATCAGACTATAAAAAATTTGCACTACCAAAAGAATTAGAAAATTATTACAAAGATTATGGTCATGGTGCAACTCTTTGCGAGATAAGACATGGCGCAAATAAATACACATTAGTTCCAGAAACAAAATATCATACAACAAATGAAGTTGTTAAGTGGGTTAAGTATGAAGGTATTGATGAATACCCAGGTAATATTAAAGTTGATCTTGGTAAGATTGCTTTGGCTGCAGCTCTTTGTATTACATACGCAGGGTCTGGACAGAGAGATGATTATTGCACTGCTATGGCAGGTGTATTGTTAAAACATACAGAGTGGAATGTAGACGACATAGATGATTTTGTTTACAAAATTGCTGTTGCAGCAAAAGACGAAGAAGCAGAAAAAAGAAAGAAAAAAGGAACGACGCACAAAAAAGCAAATAGAAAATTTGGTATGCCAAAACTTGCAGAGATTATTGGGTGCTCTACAAAGACAATAGCAACATTGTTTAGTTGGATTGGTGTACAAGAAGCTACAAGTGAAGAAGCAAAACAATCTATTGGACAAATAATAGAGTATGGCAGTGATAGATATTTTGTAAAAATAAATGCTGTAGTACAGGGTGAGGCCGTTGAAAAGACTATTACAGTTGACGGTCCTACACTCCGTAATAAAAAATTATTTTATGATGCTGTAATTAGTAAAGCATCTGTTTGGATTCCAGAGATGAAAGCTGCAGACTTTGAAGAGATCATGCGTAGAAAGTATGAAGCAAGAGAGAAGTCAAAAGATTATGTTGAAGATGCTGAAGAAGATTTGCGATTTGTAAAACATTTTAAAAATTATATTTCAGAAGAAAAAGCATATACAAATAAAAAAGAACTAGCAAACTTTGGTTTACCTTATTTTAATATGGGTAAAAATATATTAGAATTTAATTTAGATAAGTTTGAAGATTATTTACATAGACAGAAAGTAAATTTACCAAGAGTAGATTTGGTTATAAAATGTCAGAGCATACTTAAAGCAAAAAAGAATCACGGCAAGTTTGATGGTAAATCTTGTGTATCATGGCGTATGGTAAATCAAACAGTTGATGTTGAAGATTTAATTGTTGAAGGAGAATACAAGGAGATTACTAATGAGTAAGCTTCAATTTATGGTAGGTCCTCCAGGCACAGGTAAGACTTCTACATTTATTACAAGTAAATATACAGAGTTATTAAAAAAATTTGATTACAAAAAAATTATAATTTTATCTCACACTAATGTTGCAGCAGATGAAATTAAAGATGAAATATTAAAACTACCAGAGATGCAAGGTATTACTAAAAAAGCATTAGAACATAATATTTGTACAATACACCACTACTGTAAAAACAAAGCAACGATTGGAGAACAAGTTCTTGACTACGATGATTATAAAAATCTATGTAGAATAGATTCTGTGTTTCAAAGACATAAAGTTACACAATCACAGTTTGATAACAGAGAACACGGATATTTTAAATTTGTTAGAGAAGCATATGGGTTCAACAGATCTTTAAAAGAACATTGGAAAAAATCTGATAAAAAATACAACGGTTATTCTATAACTGATATAGAAAATATGGTGCCAGTTGTAGAAAGATATAACAAACAAAATGGTAAATTAGATTTTCACGATATGATAAAAAGATTTATAGACAAAGCAGTCGAACCAAATATAGATGCTTTAATAGTAGATGAAGCACAAGATAGTAATAAAACACAGAAGATAGCATTAGATAAGATTGCAACCAATGCACAAGAATATTGGTTTGTAGGTGATCCTGATCAAACTATATTTGAATGGGCAGGTGCAGATGCAGATGAATTTTATAAATTATCAAAAGGTGCAAAAGAATTAGAACAAGGACACAGATGTAGTAGAACTATAAATGCTTTGTGTAAAAAAATTATAAAACCTATTTGGGATAATTATGAAACTCATAGAATATGGAAACCAACTCATATTGTTGGTAATCATTACCACTTACCTAACTTAATTAATAAATGTAGTGCAACAAATAAATTATTAGAAAAAATAAGAAATACTGATCAAACTTTTTTATTTACTTACAGACAGAAACCATCTGATTCTTGGGTTAAAAAATTTTTAAAACAACATGGTATCGAGTTTGCACATGTAGGGAACACGGCCCACGTACCAAAAAAAGAATTAAGATGTCATGAACTTTGGCCAAAGTTTGCAAAAGGCAAACCTATGTCATTAAAACAAATAAAAGATTTTTGGAGTTATATGGGTAGCAAAGTTATAGTGCATGGAAGAGGAGATGAAACTTTTGAGGAATGGGTGGATAGAGAATACACAATAAATTATTTAATACATCACAAATATTTAAAAGAAAATTCAACTTATCAAAGAGATTTTGCATTAATAAGAACAAAGACAGATGAAGATAGAATTTTGTACATTAAAAAAATATTACAAAATGGTTGCGATTTAGATGGGGATATTAGAGTCAAATACGCAAACATACATACAGTAAAAGGTTTAACTTTTGATAACGTAATTGTTGACGAATCAAGATTTAGACCAGAAAAATATTTTAGTCAGTTAAGATTAAAGTACGTAGCATATAGTCGAGGCAGGTTTGACTGTTGGACAATAGCTTCGCAAGATAAATATACATTAGGAGTAAGATGAAAAAGAAAAATGTTTGGGACAAGCAGCACGGCGGAAGTCACTATCAAAAGTATGTCATACAGCCGAGCAAGTTTGTGGTTGAGAATAAGTTGTTATATCCTGAAGGTTGTGCTATAAAATATATTATACGTCATCAGGACAAGAATGGTAAGGAAGATTTATTGAAAGCAATACATTTTATAGAGATGATTATAGAGAGGGACTACAATGTGTAATACACCAGAAGATCTAGACCTAAACGGTGTAGATACAGTTGCAGTTGATATAGAAACATACGATCCAAATCTTAAAACAAAAGGTTTAGGTGCAATACGTAAAGATGGTTTTATCTGCGGTATTGCTGTTGCAACAGGTAAAGATACATCATACTTTCCTTTACGTCATTCGGACACCGACATAGATCCTGAAAGAATAGATAAAATATGGAAAGTGTTAAATGATAAAATATTTCAAAATGAAAACATTACAAAAGTATTTCACAATGCAATGTATGATGTTTGTTGGATAAGAGCCGTAACTGGTAAGATGATAAAAGGTAGAATTGTAGACACTATGATAGCTGCATCTGTTATTGATGAGAATAGATTTAAATACTCACTCGATGCATTATCAAAAGACTATCTTAACGAAGAAAAATATAAATACGATTTACAACAAAAAACATTAGAGTGGTCTGGTGGCACAGTCAAGGATCCAATGACTAACATGCACAAACTTCCTGCATCAATTGTAAAAGAATATGCAAAGCAGGATGTTAATCTAACTTACAAATTATGGAATATATTTAATAAAAAAATTGATGAAGTATTATACACCAAAGACGACGGAGAACAAAAAACTTGTAGACAAATATTTGAATTAGAAACAGAATTATTTTTATGTTTAGTTGACATGAAATTCAAAGGCGTTAGAATAGATCGATCAAAAGCTATCCTGTTTGGTAGACATCTTAAAAAACGTAGAGATCAAATTGTAAATGCAATAGAAAGTATTACAACAATAAAAGTTGACATCTGGGCTGCAGCATCAATTAAAAAATTATTAGATCATCTTTGTATTAAAGATTACAAGGTCACGCCAAAATCCAAGATGCCACAATTACCAAAAGATTATTTAAAAACACATAACAATAAATGTTTACGTATGATTGCAAAAGCAAGAGAGTATGACAAAGCAGTTAATACTTTCGTAAATGGTTTGTTAGATTATGTGCATGAAGAAAGAATACACGCAGATATAAATCAGATTAGATCAGATGCAGGAGGAACTGTAACTGGTCGGTTTAGTATGTCTAATCCTAATCTACAACAGATACCATCTAAAGGGTATATCGGCAAAAAGATGAGAGAACTATTTATACCTGAAGAAGGCTGTAAATGGGGTAGCTTTGACTACTCACAACAGGAGCCACGTATTGTAGTGCATTATGCTATCAAACTAGGTCTACCAGGCACGGAGACGCTTCAAGAAGAATTTGATAAGGATGATGCCGATTTTCATCAAATCGTTGCTGACATGGCTAATATCTCTAGGAAACAAGCAAAAACAATTAATCTAGGTCTCTTCTATGGTATGGGTAAGATAAAACTACAAAAAGAATTAGGACTAGATCAAGCCAAAGCAAAAGCATTATTTAATGAATATCATGGACGTGTACCTTTTGTAAGACAGTTATCACAAGAGCTAATTGCATTTGCAAAACAAAATAAA